CTGCGGAACGGGCATGATGGCCGGCACATGGCTCGGAAGCTGGGGTTTCTGTATCGGACGGCGTGTCGGGACAACCGACGTGCGAAGCGGTTCGTGGAGATGGATGTGGAGCCTGCCTGGAAGCCGCGTGTGGGGGCTGGCGAGGCTTTGGAGTCTCTAAGGACGTGTGGGTTGTCCAAGGTTTCTGAGTCTGTCTTTGAGGGTTTGCTGATGGGGTTGACTCGCATGGAGATCGCGCGACGATTGGATCTGACCATTGCCACGGTGAACTGGATCGTGGCTCGGTGGAGGAATCGCGTTGCTGCGGGGGTATGCCATGCTGGACGATCTCGAAGGGGTGATCCGGGTGACTCGCGAGAACATGACGGAGGACGAGGATGAGTGGCGTGGAGGATCTCACGCCGCAGGAGTTTTGGCACGGCTGTCGCGAGGCCGCGCATTGGTTCGTCCCGTATGTGTTGGGCTTCGAGAATGCGGGGCTACACGACGAGCTGCAATGGCATCTTGATCAGCATGGGAATGCGTACTGCGAGATGCCTCGTGGGCATGGGAAGACGAATCAGATGGTTGGCCGGGTGTGTTGGGAGATTGGGCGGAACCCGCATATCCGGGTGAAGATTGTTGGTTCGTCTGATGACGAGGCGACGAAGACTGTGACGTTGATCCGGAAGGTGATTCAGTCTGATGAGTACCGGAGCGTGTTTCCGGAGATTGAGCCTGACAAGGATTCGTCTTGGGGGAACACGGCTTTCACGGTGAAGCGCAGTCGGTTCATGCGTGACCCGACTGTGGAGGCTGTGTCTGTGTTTGGTCGTGCGGGTGGTCGATCGGATTTGTTGATCGCTGATGACATCTGCGATTTGCGAAATGCGGTGCAGCAGCCGGCCATGCGCGAGCAGGTGAAGGAGGCGTGGACAACGATTTGGTTGCCGACGTTGGATCGGTCTGGGGACAACCCGCGCGTATGGAAGTTCGGTACGCCGTATCACGTTGCTGACATCACGGCAGAGTGGCGGGCGTACCACGAGGACTGTGGCGGGATGTTCCGCCGGCCTGTGAGGGGCTATGACAGCCCCTGGCATGAGGTGTACACGCCGACGATGATGCAGGATCTGAGAGCGCAGTACGGGCCGATTGCGTATGCGCGCGCATATGAGCTGTCGCCTGTGTCGAGTGATCAACTCGTCTTCGACCATTGGTGGTTGGATCGGTCGTTCTACGAGGGCGAAGTGCCTGACTTTGTGCGCGTGACGGGGCAGGCGATTGCTGCGACGGACTTTGCATTCAGCGACCGGACGGTGAGGAAGGGCGATCCTGACTACTCGGTGTTGGTGACCGGATGGCGATCGATGGATGGGTTTTGCTACATCGATAAGGTCATTCGAGCGCGTGTGCCGTTTCCCGAGTGGCAGCGAATCTGCGCTCGCGAGTGCCGAGCGGCTGGGATCAGCGTGTTGATGGCTGAGGGTAATGGACCGCAAGCGGGTCTCGTGCAGCAGTTGTCGATGGCTTGCGAGACGGCTAGCGTTGTCCCGCTCGTCCGAACGAAGGACAAGCTTTCGCGCGCGAGCGAGAAGCAGTCTTTCGTGGAGACGGGGAAGTTGCGGCTGCGCGGCGAGAAGGGGAAGGTGTCGCGCGAACACGCGATCCTGTACGAGGAGATGACTACGTTCCCGGCAGGGGATCACGATGACTGCGTGGACGCTGTTGTTGATCTGATGGAAGCTTGCATGAGGGCCGGATATGGCTTGACTGCAAAGCCCGAACTGACCAAATCAAGCAAGAACAGGTTATGGAGGCTTTATGGATGAGCTTTTGGATATCCCTTCCGGCGACGAGAGCAAGGGTCTGCCCGTTGCGATGAGGCGACCCGTCGCGTTGCCGATTGAAATGCAGCGGACGTATTTCGCGAGCGTTGCGAAGATGCTGCGAAATCCGTCTTTGGCGTACCGCAAGGACCGCCAGCTGATGAAGCAGATGAGGAACGACCCCGACTGCATGGGGCCGCTGACTCAGTTGCAAGTATCGATTGCTGGACTTGAATGGCAGATTAAGCCGTTTGATTCGCGTGATTCAATGCAGGAGGAGATTGCAGAGCGGACGCAAGAAATCTTCTCACGCATTCCTCGCTTCGCAGATTTGGTTCGTCACTTGCTTGACGCTGTGTGGTACGGATCGAGCGCGGCGAATCTGATCTACGCTCGGAAGCCGGATGGCAGCGTGACGGTGAGCGATTGGCTTCCGTTCCATCCTGACACGATCACGGTCAATCTTGAGGGCGATCCTGCAATTCGTGTTGGCCCACGGTACTACGCAGATATGGATGGCACGGGTGGCGAAACGCAGCAGGGCTTCGACTCGCGCGTTCACGTTCTCACGCCTATTGAGCGCCGCGCTGTCGTGTGGCATCGCTACATGGTGCAGGGACCGGACTTCGATGATCCGTTCGAGACTGCGTATGCGTACTTGGGCAAGGGCGTTCGCGACACCGTGTGGTGGTACTGGAATCTGAAGCAAGCCGTGCTTCAGAACTGGGCGACGTATGCGGAGCGTTACGCGCAAGGCATCCGGGTTGGTTATTACCCGATGGCACAGAAGGGGGGCAAGGAAGAGATGGAGGAGATCCTCCGCAATCTTGTCGGAGACGTGAGTGCGGTTGTGCCTCGTTCGACTCCTGGGCAGAAGGACTACGAGATTGAGATCAAAGAGCCTGGTGCGGCGCGCGCGCAAGTGTTTGCAGATCTCTGCGAGTGGTTGGCAAAGAACATCAAGGAACTGATTGTTGGTCAGAGCGCAACGAGCGAAGCGGTGTCATCAGGCATCGGATCGAACGTTGCGAGTCAGCATCAGAAGACGTTCACGCGACAGATGAAGTTTGTCGCCGATTGCCTGAGTGAAACGATCACGCATCAACTTGTGCGCGAGATCGTGGACATGAACTTCGGGCCGCAAGAGAACTATCCGAAGTTTGAGTTCTCCGTCGAGAGTCCGGAGATGGAGAAGAAGCTCGAAGCCATTCGCATCTTCGTGAATGAACTTGGTGGTACGGTGAGCGAAGCAGAGACGCGCAAGATGTTGGGGCTTGCAATTCCTGACACGGATGAGCCTGTGCTTACTGGCAAGATCAAGGATGTCATTCCCGAGATTGCAAGTGAGGATTTCTTCAACGATGATGTTGATGCTGATCTCGCTAGTGATGAGCCGAAGGTTCTGTCGGCAAAGCAAGCGTTCTCCAGGATGTCGGAGAAGGAGCTTCGCCGCGAGGCCGTTCGTCGCCGCCGGCGTGGACGGCAGAAGGGCAATTGCGGCAATGGATTCGGCGGATTCACGGATGGAAACGGCTGCGCTTCGGGCAAGCACGATTATCCGAAGAATCGCAAGAGTCCGACGAAGAAGCGGAACGCGCGCGAGATCGGCGATTGCGTGATCGCGAAGCATCGCGTTCTCGTTGACGAGGGATACAACGACGATCAGGCGTGGGCAATCGCCTACGATATGTGCGGCAAGACTGAGAACCGTCGATTGCCGCAGCATTGGGCCGATACGAAAGCTGCGCTCGACCGCGTCGAAGAACTTGTTCGTGATGGCTTGAGTACTGAGCAGGCCGTGATGATTACTGATCGTGAATCGCTTAAGACCGATGACTTTGAGAAGGACGAGAAGAAGGGCGAGAAGGAAACGTTTGAGAACGGCTTCACGCCTCCGACGAGCGTTGCGAAGAATGCTCGACGCGCACTCGAAGTGCGTGAGTCAAAGCCTGAGTCCGAGCGCGGCATGACGAGCGTTGGTCTCGCCCGTGCGCGCGATCTCTCAAATCGGAAGAGCTTGAGCGAGGAGACTGTGCGCCGAATGGTCAAGTACTTCACGCGCCATCAGTCTGACAAGAAGGGTGAGACTTGGAACGAGCAGGGCAAGGGCTGGCAGGCGTGGAACGGTTGGGGTGGTGACGAAGGTTGGACATGGGCGCGAGGTATTGTTGAGCGTCTCGACAAGAAGGAGAGCAAGTGAAGGAGATGAAGCAGGTTGACGCGATGATGGACCGTGCATGGAAGCGCGGTCTATCATCGCGAAACTGGACTGTCATGCGCTCGTCCGTGCAGCGAGTGCTAGAGGGATCTTTCATCATTGGCGGAACGAAATTCATTCCCGAGCAAGTGTCTTCGTTCGACACAGGATTGTTTCGTCAGCGCGCAGATGAAATGATTGCAAGGGCTGCTTCGACATTCTCGACCAAGTACGGAGCGGTCGATCGAACGCATGGATCGGACATGACGGCGATCCTGTATCTTCTTTTCTTCGATGAAGACGATGACGTAATGCGCCGCGTTACTAGGGGAGTGCCAGCGCGGATCGCCCGTCGCGCTGCTTATTTCGATATCCCTATGGCTTCTGCACGAAGGGCGCAGGAGATCGTTTCTCTAGATGCTGATGCTCGCGATCTTGTGTCTGTATTTCCTACGCGCTCGTCTCTTGCGGCGCAGACCGAAGCGCGGCGCGCGATGAATCTCGGTATCGCCGACTCTGCTGTCATGGAGGGTCGGTCAATGATGCCTTCGATGGACCCGACGCGGCCAGCTGTTCGCGAGGTCTCGTATCCCTTGTGGGAAGTACGCGAGATCATGGATCGCAGGACGCGCGGAAATCCGAATGGCGATTTCCCTGAAGGATCGCATTGGCAAGTCAATGGTTACATCAACACGATCGAAGAGATCGTGCGTCAGGATCTCGTCCCGCCGTGCGGCTGGAACTGCCGTGCCGCACTCGTTCCGGTCACGTTCTCGCGCGCCGAGAGGCTCGGATTGACCGACGCTAGTGGGAATCCACTCCCCGAACGCATTGCGGAATACAACATTTTGCGACAACCATATATAGACAGAGGTCTATATCCGGACCCCGGATTTAGATGATTGTTATATGTAATGTGTCGTAGGTGCTACATTTAGAAGCAAATGTAGTATTTTTTACACACTTGGAATTGCCATATTGCATTGTGATCATGTCTTATATAGGCATGACGGCTTCCCATGCCATTGCAGAGAAGGACGATAAAGTCGTTATTAAACGGCTTGAGTTGTTCTCTGGATACGACCCAACCATCGATGACGGGACTGACGAGGAGATCAAGAAGTTTGATCGCCGAAAGGTCTCGCGCATTGTTGATCGGACGCAGCAGTTCATCAGCCGCAAGCAGCATCCGCGCATTGTGATTCTTCATTCCCAAGAGGATCACAGCGAGCCGAAGGAGGCTGTAGGCGCGGTGCTGAGTGTCGCGATGGAGGAGCGCGGTGGCGTTCCATTCATCGTTGGCGACATCGAGATGTCTCGCGATGACTTCTCGAAGTACATCGAGTCGAACAGGTTTCCCCGCCGCAGCGCGGAAATTTGGTCTGACGATCACATGAGCGAAATCGCCCTGCTTGGTCGAGACACACCGCGCCGTCCGCTTCCGGATACGCGGTTCTCAAAGCAGGGTGACAAAGTGATGTTCGCGATGGAATGCTCCTCCTGCTTCGAGGCTGCGCCCGGAGTGGGCAACGTCTTTGTTCCTGGCGCAGTCAAACCAAAGAAGGAGTCCAACATGGCCGATGAAGCCAAGGACGAGCAGAAGGATGAGATGGCAAAGATGATCGCCGAAATGAAGTGCGACATTGAAAAGCTCAAGGAAGAGAATCGGAAGATGTACAACCAAACCGCCGTTCACATCGACGAGGACGCTGATAAGGGCGACGAAGAAGATGAGGACGAGGAGGAAGACAAGGAGGACGATGTCGATGGCAAGATGAAGAATGCCAAGGCCGAGTTCTCTCGCGAGAAGTCAAAGTTTGAGCGTCGTATCGCTGCGCTCGAAACCGAACTCGCCAAGGAGCGTTTCTCGCGCGAGCTCGATTCAATGGCAAGCGAAGGCTACGCCGTTGATTGCTGCCGCGACGAGATGATCTCCGAGCTGGTTGCAGCAAAGGATCCGACTCGCAAGTTGGCGTTTTGGCGCGAGAACTTCCGTCGCGATCCGGTCGGTGTTCGTGTTGCCGCTTCGCCGCGTTCGGGCATCAAGTCCGAAGGCTCCTCCAACATTGATCGTGAAACCGTTGCCAAGTTCGTCGCAGAGGCGGCTGGCGATCCTGAAAAGTTCAAGACTCTCATGGCGCGCGCGAAGAGCGCCGTCTAATAATGAAAGGCACAAGACATGGGTTCTTTCTCTGATACCCCGTCGCTGACTGCGGCAGGAAACATCAATCCGTACCGCGCGGTTAAGGCTAGTAACTCTGCCGGCTACACCCGTCACTCGGCATCCGAAAGCTCGGCTGCTGCTGATTACATCATCGGTGTTGCTGATGGCTCCACCAAGAATTTCAGCAGCACTCTTCACGCCGAAGCTGGCGATGGGATCACCCTTCAAGGTGGCGCAGTCATTCTTGTTCAAACCGGAAGCTCGGCTGCGATCGTTTGCGGTAGCCTTCTCAAGCTGAACACCGATGGCCGATTCGTCGTTGGGGGTGCAGCTAATGACGTAAACTGGGCTATCGCCCTTGAGCCGTCTTCCGCCGCGAACCTCATCATTCGCGCTCGCATTCTTGCAACTCCGCGTACCACCTGATCCGCACACCTGAATAAAGGAAACTCACATGGCAGATGCAGCAATCGGTGGCGGATTGAACACGTTCATCCCCACTTTCTCCGAGGCAACTGGCCTCATTCAAACCGAGTTCACGCGCAATGTTAAGTCGTTTGCGCTCAACCGCTACACCAAGCTTGTCCCGGTCACGACCGTCAGCGGGTACTACCTCAAGATCAACTCGGACGAAACCGTCCGCGTTATTGATGAGAAGGACTTCCGTTGGGCATACGGCGAGGATCGTCCGACTGGCATCAACAACGACTTTGATTTCGCGCAATTCACGACGCAGCGTTTCGAGAAGGGGTTCCACATCCCTTACGAGACCGCCAAGGTCGCTGCGTGGGACATCGTCGCGCAGCACGCTCGTAGCCGTGCGACTCAACTGATGACGCTCCGCACCCAGCGTTGCCTCACCAAGCTGACCACCTCTGGTAACTGGACGGCAAGCACGAACTACTTCGCCGACTTTGATGCCTTGACCGGATTGACCACGACCAACGGCGTGGCGGATGGCAATGCAACAAACCAGCCCTATGCCGCGCGTCTCTTCCAGACCGCGACCGAGAGGTTGATGATCAACACGGGCGGTGCGGTGCAGATGTCGGACATCGTCGCCGTCATGTCGCCGAAGACTGCGTTCAAAATGTCGCGCACCGAAGAAATGAAGGATCTGCTTAAGTACACCCAAGGTGTTCAGTATATGCAGGGTTCTGGCACTTTCTCGCGCTACGGACTTGCGCCCCAACTCTTCGGCATCGGCGACATTGTCATCGAAGACGCGGTCAAGGTGACTTCGGCAAAGGGTGCAAGCCGCGCCGCGGACTACATTCTCGCCGAAGGCGACGTGCTGTTCCTTTCTCGTCCGCAGGGTCTCGTCGGAGTCGAGGGTGGCGCGAACTTCGCGACCGTCACCAACTTCGTCTACGAGGACATGACGGTTGAGACGTTCGATGATCCGCGCAACCGCCGCACGGTTGGTTCGATCGTGGACAACAGCGTCATGGAGATCACCGCGCCTTTGGCGGGTATCTTCGTTGACAACATCTTCGCTTAATCCGTCTCTCTCTTCTCGCGGGGTGGGTGGGGCTTCGGCCCCACCCACCCCTTTCAGGAGTGATCCATGCCTGTTCCATACGCGACGGTTGCCCAGTTCAAGGAAGCCGTTGACGAGCGGTTGCTCGCGGAACTCGGCATCGATGCCGAGACCGATGGTGTCGTGGATGGATCAAACACGATTATCGTGTCGGCACTCACACGGGCATCACACGAGATTCAGTCGTTTGCTTTGCGTGGCGGCATCTACACCGAGGGTGATCTTGACGCGATGCAGTCCGCGACCAACTGGTTGCTGATTGGCGTGACCTGCGATCTCGCGCTCGGCATCCTGCTTGCGCGCCGTGGCGGTCCATTCGGCGATGCGATCAAGGACCGAGTGGACAAGGCGAATTCCATGCTTGTGGATCTGCGCGATGGGCGACGGGTGTTTCCCATCGGCACAACCATCGAGGCTAGCAAGCCGGCATTGTCCATCATCACGCAGCAGCAGCGCGGGATGCTCGGACTCGTCGCGGACAGCGAGTTCTTCCCACGAAGGAAATACGGTCCTGCATGAACCGACGTAAGCGGGTCATTTCCTTCCAGCGCGCACTTCTCCGCAGGATCGCGGAGGGCTTTGCTGTCGCCATGAAGGACAATCTCAAGAATGGAATGGGCGCGCAGGAAGGGCAAGATGTGCCTCTCGTGTCGCTCGGCATTTGGGATGACTTGAACTTCCGTTCTAAGGGCGTGAGTGGTGGATGGACAAAGGCTGACCGAACAAACGACAGCCAGCCGCTTGTTGATACGGGCAAGCTTCTGAAGTCGGTCAAGATCGAGTCCATTGAGACGCTTAACCCAAACTCAACTTCGAGCGGCGCGCCGGGATCCTG